CGGCCCGTGCGTCAGTACGACATCGTTATCGCCCTGGCGTTGCTGCACAAGCTGAAAGATCCGACCGCTGCCGCCAAGCGCTTCGCCACGGCAGCGCGCGAGATGGTCGTGCTGCGCTTGCCGCCGAAGGGCGCACTCATCATCACTGACGACCGATCGGGCGGCAAGAAGCACGACATCGGGCGCGCGATGCAGGAGTGCGGGTTCATGCTCAAGAACGCGCACTACGAGGGCCCCAAGGGTGAGTTCATGGCGGTCTACGAGAGGGTCGTGTAGTGGGCATTGGCGATGCGCTTTTAGCCTCAGGCGAGGCCCGCAAGCTCTACAAGAGCAACCGGCTCCCGTCCGTGATCGTCGATCGCTACGGCCGCCCGTACTGGGTCGACGTGTGGGACGGCCTACCGTACATCGTCAAGCGCGCGGGCGGCAAGCAAGTGAATCGCCTCCAGAACGGGCCCGGCATTCGTCCGTACATCGCCGGCAAGACCGCGAACAACTGGACCTGGCGTGCGTACAAGCCGACGCCGGCCGAGATCGTGTTTACGCCGACCGAGCTGGCGTTCGCCGAGCCGTACCGCGGCCTGGTGATGATCGAGCCGAACGTGAAGAACATCGGCCACGACAACAAGGCGTGGGTGGCGAACCGTTGGGGCAAGGTGGTTGATCGAATGAACCCGGGCTTGGTGCTCGACGATGGCCGTTTCGTGCAGTGCATCCCGCCTGGAGGCCGCGGGATGGACGAGATCGTGCGCCACGTCACCACGCCCACCTTTCGCCACGCCGCGGCCGTCCTGAGCGTCGCCAAGGCGTTCGTGGGCACCGAGGGTGGTCTCATGCACGCCGCAGCTGCTACGAAGACGCCAGCGGTGATCTTGTGGAGCGAGTTCATCAGCCCCGAAATCACGGGCTACAGTTCGATGACGAACCTGCGCCATGCAGGCAAGCCCTGTGGCAACCGGCTCGCCTGCGCGAGTTGCCGCAAGTCAATGGAAGCTATCTCGGTCGACGAGGTGGTGCAGGCCCTGGAGAAACTGCTTTGAGCAAACCCTGCAACGCTGCAACCTACCGCCTCGCAACCCTCAAGCTCGCGCTCGAGCATGAGCCGAAAATCGTCGTCGAGGTGGGTGTCTACGGGGGCGCGCTCTCCGTCCTGCTCGCCACGATCCCGTCGCTCGAGAAGCAGTTCATCGTCGACTCGTGGGAAGGCGGCTACAGCAACTTCGACCAGAAGCACATGGACGACGTCGCAGCCGGCGTGATCAGCTGGGCAAAGACACAGCCGAAGCTGACTGTGCACCGCATGCGCTCGCTCGAGGGCGCCAAGCTGTTCGCCGACGAGTCGATCGACTTCTTCCACACCGACGGCGACCACTCGCTCGAGGGCATCACGGGCGACATCCGCGCCTGGCTCCCGAAGGTCAAGCGAGGCGGCGTGCTCTCGGGTGACAACTACGAGATTGCCGCCGTGGCGAAGGGCGTGAGCAAGCTGCTGCCGGGCCACAAGCTGCTCGCCAATGGGCGCCTCTGGTGGATTCAGAAGCCATGAACAGTACGACCATCAGAAACGCCAACGGTGCCGGGCCGGTCGTCATCCACCGCGCCGAGCAGTTACGCGGCCCTGACTTTGAGCATGCCTTTAAGGAGTCGATGCTCACCGTCGTTGACGGCATGCCTTGGGACGCTGACATGGTGACGATCCGTTCGGCGCTCGTGAAAGTGCACCGCGGGTTCAAGGCGCCGTTCATCGAGAAAGAGCCGCCCAAGCTCGTGCGCAAGGAACTGCGCAAGCTGATCGAGCATGCCGAGCGGCTGTTCGCCCAACTCTACCCGTCGTTCAAGCCTGTCGAGACGCGCACCTCGTTCCGGCCGATGATCACCGGCCCCGAGCCGCTGCACTTCGATACCTACGGCGGCGAAGCCCCGATGGTGACGGCGTACATCAACGTGTCGAAGGTGCCTCGCGTCTACGGCATCGGGCCGAGCTTTCCTATGCTCGTGCGCGAGCAGCCCGAGGTGATGCGCCAGCTCGTGAAGGACGAAGGCGCGGGCGCGGACCTGAGCTATGCGATCCGCCAACGTACTGCCGACGGCCTGCCGCCGCTCGGCAAGGACGCGCCGCGCCACCGCGTTGAACTGGCGCCCGGTGCGATCTGGTTCTTCAACGCGAAGACCGTGAGCCACGAGGTGGTCTACGGCACCGGCGCGTTCGGTATCTCGTGGGAGTGCCCTGACTGCGGCGCTCCGATGCAAGCTGATCTTCTGAAGGGGTTGTGATGAAGCACGTTGACGGGTGGTACTGGCCGGATGGTGAAGCCCACATGATCGAGTGGATGATGGAGCCGAAGAATCGCGTGATCATCAACGGTCGCCCGAGCTACCAAGGCAAGAAGCAACTCGCCACGATCGGGCACTGCCCGTCCGATCGGCGCCGCACGATGCTTGACTGCGGCGCCCATATCGGTCTGTGGAGCTTCAACTTCGCGCACTGGTTCGAGCGGATCGAAGCCTTCGAGCCGGTGGCCGATCATCGCGAGTGCTTCATGCGCAACGTGTGGGCTGAAGGTGCGTTCGATGACGACATCGACATTGATGCGCCTATGGGCTGCAACGGAGTCAACCTCAATCCCTACGCACTCGGCGAGCGCGAGGCGATGGTGCACATCCGCGTGAATCCGACAAGCACTGGCGACAGCTGGGTGAAGGGTAAAGGCAACGTGCCGATGAAGACGATCGACTCGTTCGGCTTCACTGACGTGGACTTGATCAAGGTCGACGCGGAAGGCTACGAAGAATTCATCCTGCTCGGTGCTGCCGTGACGATTGCGACCAACAAGCCGGTGATCATCGTCGAGCAGAAGCGCGACATGGCGACGAAGTTCGGGCTCAAGCCGATGGGTGCTGTGAAGTACCTCATCAGCATGGGCTACAAGGTCGTGCAGGATATTGGGGGCGACTACATCATGACCCACGCGTGATGCAGATCACCAGTCAAGTTGAAGCTCGTGCCGCGGGCGCCAAACACTACTTCACGGGCTTGCCTTGCAACCACGGGCATTTGGCCGCGCGTCGAGTGGTGAGTCGTGTTTGTGTCGAGTGCCACAAACGCCAAATGCGCGAATCCTACGTGCGAAATCACGCAACGCGACGTACAACACAAGCTGATTACTACAGCGGCAACGCTGCGTCCATCATGGCGCGCGTGGTGCGTTGGGTGCAGAGCAATCGAGGCCTTGCACGGACATATAAAGCTGCCCGCCGCGCCCGCCGTCGGGAGGCACAACCCTCGTGGGTTAGGCCTGAAGATCTGCGCGCTTTCTACGATGAAGCCGAGCGACGGACACTCGCAACCGGCATTCGGCACAGCGTTGATCATCGCGTGCCCTTGCAGCACCCGCTTGTCTGTGGGCTGCACGTTCCTTGGAATTTGCAGGTGATGCCTCTTATCGACAACATTCGTAAGAGCAACAAGTGGGAGCCCAACCCGTGAAGGTCTACATCGGCTACGACGAGCGCGAGTACGAAGCCGCAATGGTCGCGGTGAAGTCCCTGCGCCACGTCACGAACAGTGAGATCGAGCCCGAGTTCCTGTGTCTGCCGAAGCTCATCGATCAGGGTCTGATCACACGCACGTTCGACCGCCGCGGCGGGCAGGGCTATGACCTGACCGCGGGCCCGGCCGAAACCTTCAGCACCGACTTCAAGTTCACGCGCTTCCTGGCGCCAATCCTGTGCCAGCAGGGCTACGCGCTCTTCGTCGATTGCGATGTCGTGTTCCTGCGTGACCCGCGCGAGATGCTGCACGAGGTTCACGCGCGCCACGCACTCAACGTGGTGCGGCACGAGGACGCGAAGTACCCCGACGCGCTACACAAGATGGATGGTCAGGTGCAGGCCCACTACCCGCGCAAGAACGCGGCGTCGGTGATGTTGTGGAACGTCGACCACCCGGCAAACCGACGCCTGAGCCTGCGCGACGTGAACGAGCGCCCCGGCCGCGACCTGCACGCGTTCTACTGGCTTGCTGACAACGAGATCGGCACACTCTCACCGCAGTGGAATTGGCTCGTGGACGTGGGACCGCGACCCCCGGGTCTCGGGCTTGGCATCGCGCACATGACGCTCGGCGGGCCGTGGCTCGAGGATTGGCAGGGTGGCTCGTTCGATGACGAGTGGCGGGCTGCGAGAGACCGATGAACCCCGCCATCCTGAACGCCTACAAGCCCGACAACCCGATCCGGCGTCTGTACCAGAAGGCGATCGACGCGGCGCAGAACGGCAAGCCCGACAACGACTACAAGCAGTACCGCTACTACGTGCTCCACCAGCTCGCGCAGTACGCCATCAAGCGCTTCCCAACGCTCAACCTCGTTGAGTGCGGGTGCTGGCACGGCCACTCGACGTTGATCATCGCGGATCTGATGCAGAGCCTGAAGTCGCGCGGCCGGCTGCACGTCTTCGACTCGTTCAAGGGCCTGTCCGAGTTCCGCGATGAGGACGCCTCGACGTTCATGGACACCGAGAAGAAGCGAGCCGCCGAGCGCGTGCACTACGCGTCCGACATCCACCGCTTGCGGCGCCTGACCGAATCCTTCGGCACGGTCGATCTGCACAAGGGTTGGATACCGCGGGTGTTTGAAGGCGTCGACGTCGGCGAGATCGCGTTCGCGTCGATCGACGTCGACCTGTTCGAGCCCACGCTCGCGTCGCTGGCCTTCATCTACCCGCGCCTGGCGCCGGGCGGCGCGATCTTCTTCGACGACTACGGCTACGCGACGTTTCCCGGCGCGAAGACCGCGGTCGACGACTACCTGCGCACCGTGTCGCCGACGCTGTTCATCGAGAACCCGATGGGCTCTGCGTATCTGGTGAAGTGATGGGCGACATCGTTCCGATCAGGCGCACAGAGCAGTGGGGTGGTGGCCAAGCATTCTGCATCGACTGTGGCAACACGTGGGCCGCCGCTGCGCCGACCGGAACCATTGCGCTGGAGTGCCCGAACTGCCACACCATGAAGGGGAAATGGAAGTTCGAGTTCTACCCCAATGAGGACCAAAAAGTACGCGAGTGTGGCTGCGGAAACCAGCTCTTCTACTTGACCCCTGACGGTCACCTGTGCGCCAATTGCGGCATCTACCAAAGCTACTGAGGTGTGACATGGCAAAGAACTGGATCGCTGGTGCGACGAAGAACAAGGGTGCTTTGCACCGCAACCTCGGGGTGCCGGAAGGGCAGAAGATCCCGGCCGGCAAGATCAAGGCCGCGGCAAAACGCCCCGGTGTGATCGGCAAAGAAGCACGGCTTGCCGAGACCCTGAAGGGCCTGCGCAAGAAGTAGTTACATCAGGTACTCGTATCGTATATACTGCTCGGATGAGCAAAATCGAGTACCGATCTATCGCCGGATTCGACCACTACCGCGTCGGCGATGATGGTTCTATCTGGTCTGATTTCGGGGGTCGTTGGAAGCTACTACGGCCCACAGGCGGGCGATACAAGCACGTCATGCTATGCCCAGGGCGTGTCACGCTCTCGGTCCACACCATCGTGCTGGAAACCTTCGTAGGACCGCGCCCCGAAGGTCTAGATGCCTGCCATTTCCCTGACCGAGATACCTCAAACAACCGTCTGGAAAATCTGCGTTGGGATACGAAGAAGTCAAACCAGAGCGACAGGTCTCATCACGGAACAGAAGTGAAAGGTATCAAGCACTACAAGACGCATCTGTCAGATGCTGACATTCGCCGCATCAGGGTCAGACGCACTGCGGGCGATACGCTAGCGGGAATCGG